CACTTGGCTTTCGGCAAACTTTGGTAGCAGACGGTTTCTTGACATACCTTTTGACAATTCGTTATCGCCCGGGCAATACTGGCTTGTATTTGGCCACAGCACTTCAACCGCTACAAATTCAACTGGGATGAGCTTCGCGACCGATCATCGTGCGACTTATAGATTGCATTACGCCAAGTCGCAGTTCTCCACGAATTTTGGCATTGCTGGAAGCTCTAATCTTACATCGGGAGCAGGGCTCTTGGGCGCCGGATCATTTTCCACTGCAGGCGGCGGCACGACAAGCGCGTTTCCTTTGTCGGCTATTTCATCTTCCGCCTCTATGATCAAGTGTTTTTTTCAGCTTGTAAGGCTGGGCTGACAATGACCCAGCCCGCGCAAATCGTTTCATATGATTTTGGCCGCCATAACCACAACCTCGACGCCAGCCGCACGCGCATTATTGAAGGCGCGAGCTGGAAGAAACAGCGCATCGTTGTGATGATACCAAGCGCCACGATGATCAGCGCCAAGGTGGCGTTGTCGCACTGGAACTTGATCTTTCCTCCGAACAACGCGGTCTATCGGATGCTGTGTCTTGGCCTAGAAGTTGGCGATGCTTATACGCAGGCAATCCAAGGGGTGTTGAGCCATCCGGACTTGAGCCAGTGGGAATACATTTTAACCGTCGAGCACGATAACGTTCCTCCGCAAGACGGTGTCTTGAAGCTCTGCGAACAGATGGACAAGCACCCCGAGTTGTCATGCATCGGCGGACTGTATTGGACAAAAGGGGAGGGCGGCGTTCCCCAGATATGGGGCGATCCGAAAGACCCGGTGTTGAATTTCAGGCCACAGCCTCCGGTTCCGGGTGGGCTTGTCGAGTGCTGCGGAACCGGCATGGGCTTCAATCTGTGGCGGACTTCGATGTTCAAAGATGACCGGCTTCGCAAGCCGTGGTTCGAAACCATGGCCAGTTCAGCCGGTGTCGGGACGCAGGATTTGCACTTCTGGTCAGATGCGCGGAAATATGGCTATCGTTGTGCAATCGATTGTTCAGTCCTAGTTGGTCATTATGACGTTTCTGCCGATCAAATGTGGTGAATTGTAATGACAAACACAGCTGAAAAGATTGAACCCACACCGCTTTTTAAATTGGACGTTGGCTGTGGAAAGAACAAGCGCGGCCCGGAATGGCATGGCGTCGACCAATACAAAATGGATGGCGTCGATACTGTTATGCGCATCGGCAAGGCGCGCTGGCCATTTGAGACAAGCAGCGTTGACGAAGCGCATTCCAGCCACTTCCTCGAGCACTTGACGAACATGGGCGGCAAATGGGAGCGCGTTCATTTCTTCAATGAACTGTATCGCGTCCTGAAGCCGGGAGCTAAGGCGCAGGTCACATTCCCGCACTGGGCTTCAACTCGCTACTACGGCGATCCTACGCACTGTGAGCCGTTTAGTGAGATGGGCTTCTATTACCTTTCAAAGGACTGGCGCGATCAGCAAGCGCCTCATACGGACAAGACGATCAATCCGCACGGTTACGATTGCGACTTCGAGGCGACGTGGGGCTATTCGCTGCACCCGACGCTCACAACTCGCAACTCGGAGTTTCAGCAGTTTGCGGCGGCGTGGTACAAAGAGGCAGTGCAGGACATCAGCGCCACGCTAACGGCAAAGAAGAAATAAAAGCCAAGGAAGGCGGCGTGAGAACATGACCGCGTTCCAGAATGACGCATTCCAGAATGACGCTTTCCAGGTCACTGGCAATGCGGCGGTTGATCCCGTTGACAATCCGCCAGTCCGCTATTCCGCCGCAACGCTTGCACTCATTGGCGCAATATGGGCAACGCCACTTGCGCCCCAGCCGGTGCAAAGCCATACGTCAATTGTTCCCAGCCTTCCAGCCGTTGTGGTGGATGATCAACCGGCGAGATCGCAGGCGGCATTAAACACAGTACTGTCAAGCTGGCAGGCGAAAGCACATCAGCAGCAGCCTCGACGGTTGCTTTTGGTGTCTGTTGACGATCCGCCGTTCGGGTTTCGCCCGCAGACGCGGGTGGTGCCGGTCACATGGACCGGGCAGAATAGAACCATAATAGCTGCAATCGTCCCAGCGGAAGTTGCCGATCAGCCGTTCGTTCGGGCTGTTCATTGGCTTAATCAGTCGCCTTCGTGGCGGCATCAATCTGCGGCCAAGCTGCCGCCAGACCTTCTTGCGGTGCCCGTTGATCAGCCGCCGGTCACATCTACTACAAATCTGCTTGCCGTTGTTGCGCAGTGGCCCGCACCGAAGGCGCTGCCGGTGCAAGCCATCAAGCTGCCGCCGCAGATCACGGCGGTGCCCGTTGATCAGCCGCCGGTCACACGGCGCAGTCAGCCGTCATGGCCCGCGATTACGTGGCAAGCACCCGCAAGCGTCAAGGTCGCCGCTCTTATCGAGCCTGCGCCCGTTGATCAGCCGTCGGTCACACGGCGCAGTCAGCCGTCATGGCCCGCGATTACGTGGCAAGCACAGACATCGGCAAGAATTGCGCCGCTTGCCGAATCCGTAGTCACACCGCCTGTTGTCGAGGAAGATCGAGGCAGAGGCGGATGGGACCCCTACGCTTACAAGCGCCGCAGCACAGAGCAAAGCGTCAAGGATTTTTACGAGCAAGTCCTCGACAAGTTCATTGAGGCGCCAACCGCAAAGGCCGAGGCCGCAATCGCAGGCTTTACCCAAGCGGCCCAAAAATACGAGACGGCGGTCATATCCGATGCGCCGGTCAATCTAACCGACACGCTCTTTGATCAGTATCAGCGCCAGTTCAACCGGGTGGTGAAGTTCATCGCTCCGGCAAAGCGGCAAGAGTTCGCCGCCATCGTCGATACCGAAGAAGAGGAATTAGAGTTTCTGTTGATGGTCCTAGACCTCGACTGAATAGAGCCGCCATCTTAAGGGCGAACATGAGCCGCCGTCATCATTCGGGCGATAGCCGCCGCCGGGCTTATCGGGCGTTAGGGACATGAAATGCCTCCTGATAATCTGGACTTTCTGGAAAAAGAAAGCACGCCTGCACCTGAAGTAAATTCCGGGCCACAACCAGCCCCGGACACTTCACCGCTCCCGCCGGTTCACGTTGAGCCAGCAGCAGTGGAACCCACAAAGAAGCCGCCTTGGACTGCGGCAATGGCCTTGGACGAACGCGAAAAGCGACAGAAGCTTGAAGCCAAGTACGAAGCCCTTGAACGCAAGTACGCTGAAGCAACGAACAAGCCCGCCGCGAAGATCGACATGTTCGCCGATCCTGAAGCATGGGAACGGTCGTTTGATCAGAAACTCGAAGCGACAAAGTGGGAAACCAAGACCGCCATCAGCCTTGAAATGGCTACAGAAAAGTATGGCGCGCAGGTCTTGCAGGACGCCCAAGAGGCCGTGACGGCCGAAATGGAAAAGAACCCTGCATTCTTCCAGACGATCCAGGGACAGCGTCATCCCTATGATTTCGTGGTGAAGTGGCACAAGCGCCAACAGGCCATGAGTAAGTTAGGAGACGATGACCCCGAAACCTGGTTTGAAAAGCAAGCCAAGGAACGCGGTTACATCTTAACCTCTCAGCCTCAAGGCGCGGGTGACGGTTCATCGTCCCCGCAACAATCGACGCCTCTACCAAGGGCAAGTCTTGCAAGCGCACCAAGCGCGAGTGGGAACATCCCCAAAACACCCATCGGGAATGGGGTAGCATTTGACGAGGCGTTCAAAAGATGAGTGAACGAAAATGGCTGAAGTCGCCTTAGCCTCCGCCAGCGAAAAGCAGGTATGGGTCACAAAATACTTTCAGGAATACATTCGTGAAAGTGGATTCAAGCCGTACATGGGCAAAAGCTCCATGTCGGTCATCAATACGCGCTACGAACTTCAAGAAGAAGGTGGCAAGACGATCAACATTCCGTTGATCACACGGCTATCAGCTTCCGGCATGCGTGGCGCTGGAATACTCGACGGCAACGAGGAGCAACTCGGAAACTTCAACTGCCCGGTCTCGGTTGACTGGGTTAGAAACGGTGTGCGCGTCCCGAAATCCACGTCCTATAAGACGGAAGTGGACCTATGGGCCGCAGGCCGTGACATGCTCCGCAACTGGGCATCGGACACGCTGCGAACCGACTTGATCAAGTTCATGGCCGGTCCCGTTGCTGCCGGTGTCTCGATCCCCGCTGTTGGCATCTTTGACAGCTTGGGCAACACGATCACAACTGCCGCAACGGCTGCGAACTACAACACGTGGTCCGCCGCCAATGCTGACCGCATACTCTATGGCAACGCCACGGCGAACTACTCGGCAACGCACGCCACAGGGCTTGCGAACGTCGACAGTACGAACGACAAGCTCACGACTGCAACGGCATCACTTGCCAAACGTATGGCAAAGGCCGCTGACCCGCACATCAGACCATTCAAGCTCGAAGATGGGCGCGAATACTACGTGATGTTCTGCGGCGCACGCGCATTCCGTGACCTGAAGCTCGATACAACCATGATCAACGCCAACCGCGATGCGCGAGCACGTGAAGGCAAGGCCATGGGTGAAAATCCGCTATTCCAGGATGGCGACTTGCTCTACGACGGCATCATCTTCCGGGAAATACCGGAGATTAGCACGTTGATCACAACGTCCTCAATCTTCGCTACGGCGGGCAATGGATCAATCTCTGTTGAGCCAAACTACCTATGCGGACAGCAGGCAATGGCTATCGCATGGGGCCAAGAGCCAACCCCACGCACCGACATGGTGAAGGATTACACCTTCCGCCCCGGCGTTGCGACTGAGGAACTCAGAGGCATCGTGAAGGTCAACTTCGCGACGGGTGCTGCAGCGGCAACGAAACAGCATGGAATGGTCACCGTCTATTGTTCTGGCGTCGGAGATTGAGTGCAGGCCGGGTGCAGAGTGGCGTTTGTCATTTTGTACCCGGCGGCTTTCTTTCTGCGGCATATTTTGAAGGAATGAAAATCAATGGCTACGTTCGACTCTACTCTGATTAGTCAAAACAATCAGCGAGTTATGCCCCACGCGGGCATCTCGACAATTTCTTATTTCATGTCGCTGACGTCAACTGCGGCTTTTGCCAACGGTGACGTTCTAAACTTCGGCATGGTGCCGAAGGGCTTCCGCCTGCTTTACGCATGCCTCGAAAGCACCGATATTGATACGAACGGCACACCTACTGTCACGATCAACATCGGCGACAGCGGGTCTGCTACACGCATCTTTTCCGGCTCCACTATCGGGCAGGCGGGCGGCATTACCAACACGCAGGCCACGACCGGGAACGGATTCCTGTTCACTAGCGACACATTGATCGTCGGTGCGTTTGGTGCGGGCCCGGCCACTGGCGCAATCGGCACTATCGACCTTACCTTGATTGGCCGGTTCGAAGGCGTGGCGTCTTAACAACCCAACTGGGTGCGGGGGTTTCCTCCGCACCCTTAACCAATGGAGTTTCCATGCCAGCATTTGTTTATACAGGCGGCGCTCGTGACGATACGACACGCATGGACCTTGGCGGCATCTGGTTTGAAGAGAACCGTCCAAAGAACGTGACGCACCCTGACAAGATCATCGAGTCGAAGATCATTGCGGCGTTACGAAAGAACCGATTCTTTGCAGAAGTTGACGACGCTAATTTTGTCGAAGTGCCACTGCCGCCGTTGCCAAAGCTGAAAGCAAAACCGGCAGCGACGGCGCATGCGTCTGCCACGTTCGGCGACACGGTATCGACGTTTAACGATCCGGGTGAAATGACGTGACGATGGAGGTGTGCCATCACAATAACTAACGTTACCCTATACGGCCTTGTTGCCGAGGAGCTTGGCCTGTTGAGCGGGGCAGAGACCCTCGGCACGACCGATAGCGACAAGATAGCCGCGCGAGCTGCAGGTGTGCGTGCGTGGCTATCGGAGGAAGGGCTTGTCTATTACCCAGACGACGCTATTCCAGACGCGGTGAAGCTTCCACTTGCCAAGATCGTCGCAGGCGAGTGCGCGACGCTATTCGGGCGCGACGATTACAAGAATGGCGGCGTGGGCTACCAGGAATTGCGGCAACATTGTTCCAAGCGTTCCGCGAGACAGCCGGTCTCATCGGAGTTCTTCTAAATGGCCCTGACGCTCGAAGCCTGTCTCGTTGAGTTGATCCTGCCGTCATGAGACGCATACAAATCCCGCTCGCCAAGAAGTTCGGCAACGCAAGATCGGCAACGCTGCAAAGCCTGACGAACCTATACGGCGAGCCAATCGAGAGCGAAGGCCGCACGAATTGGACGCTCTACGGCACACCCGCTCGCGTGCTATTCTCGACCATAGGCGGCGGCGCGGTTCGGGGCCAAATCGAAGCTCTAGACATTTGCTATGCCGTAGTCGGTACGCGGATCTATAGCGTCAGCACTGACGGCACAGCCTCTGACCTTGGCGGGATCGAAGGTGCCGATCCAGTTGATATGAGCTTCAACGGAACGAACGTCTGCGTTGTCGCAGAACTCAAAAGTTATACCTACACGCCATCGACGCTAACGCTTGCGGAGGTCGTTGACCCGGACTTCGAGCAGGCAACAAGCACGGCAAGCCTTTCGAACTATACGTTCACCACAGTACGGAACTCAGGCCGATTCCGTTGGTCGGCACTCGCAGATGCCACGTCATGGGACGCGCTCGACTTTGCCACGGCAGAGGCCGAAAGCGATAGCCTTGTTGCTATCCGCAAAAGCGGCAACGAGCTGGTGCTACTCGGCAAGGAAACAACAGAATGGTGGTACATAACAGGCGACACGGACAACCTGCTACAACGCACAAGCACGGCGGCGGCAACGATTGGCTGCGTTTCACGTGATGCGGCGGTATTGGTTGACAATGCCCTTACGTGGGTGGGGCGCGATGGTAAGGCGGGCGGCATTTCCGTGTACCGCGCCGAGGGGTACAGCCCCAAGAAAATCAGTGACAGCGACGTAGACATATTGCTTGAGGCTGTGTCTGACCTTGGCGATTTGAACGCCTTCGCTTATCAGCAGCAAGGGCACCTGTTCTATGTGTTGAACAATCCCGGCGAATGGTCGGTCACGTGGGATATCATGACGGGCCAATGGTCATGGAGGAAGTCTGGCTCATGGTCCATGGGCGCGTTGCCGCTTGGCGGATGGGACGCATCAACTTTTGCGATCAACAATAACAAGCAAATCGTCGGTGCGAGTGACGGCAATCTCTACCATTTGCAGGCTAACGTACTCAGCGAAAGCGGCGTTGGCATTATTCGCGAAGTCACCTGTCCGCAGATACACAACGGCGGCAGACGGCAGTTCATGCATAAATTGCAGCTCGACATCAAGACCGGCGTGGGGCTTTCATCGGGGCAGGGCTCGGCTCCGGTTGCGTTCGTGAGCCATTCCGATGACGGCGGCGCGACTTGGAGCGATCCGCGATCAGCCAACATTGGCGCGACTGGGCAATACAAATGGCGCGCGACATGGAATGTGCTTGGCTCATATCGTGAAAGGATATTCAAGTTTCGCGTGACCGATCCGGTTGAAGTTGTCATTCTTGGCGCTTGGGCTGACGTAACAGACGGTGCATTTTAATGACCGCGCCAAAGAGACAGCAGAATATTCCCGCTGAAGTCCATCAGGACAAGCGGCACGTACTTGCATTCTTCCAGGGGATACTGGGTTACGAGCAAAGCCTGATCCAAGTCGGAATGAGCGTGAAGCAGGGGTCTAGTGTGGTTCCGGCAGGCTTTTTGCGGAAGAGCGGGCAGGTTGTGTTGAAGGCCGATTACCCGATGATTTGGGAGTATGCACAGAACGATCCCGCCTATACCACGACCGCAACGACTGTGACGATTCCGGCTGATGCTACGTTTATCGTGCGTGTGACATGAGGAACTTCTATCGCCTGACAGACAGCGTTGACGTTGTGTCAATCGTCAATGTCTTGCATACGCGGCCTGAGTTGTGGAATCGAAACGCATTGCGCCGCAATACGGCAGAGTTAAGCGAGTGTGATGACATCTGGTTGCGGTTCCCGACCGAAGAGGATTGTGTGCGGAAGGGGTTAGGCGAGTTTGAGAATGTTAACTACCCGGCGTTTGCGGAGTTGCCGCAAGCACGATCCATCATCTTCGGCCTCATGCGCCAAGTTGAGGGCGAGCGTCTTGGGCCGGTCATGATAACGAGGCTTGCCCCAGGCAAGCGCATACTCCCACATGATGATGGAGAGGTGCACACATCTTATTACAAGCGATACCATATCGCATTGCACAGCCTTCCCGGCGTCTTGTTCCGTGCTGGCGATGAGCATGTTAACATGCGGACGGGCGAAATATGGTGGTTTGACAACGCCAAAAATCATGAGGTTGCGAACAACAGCGCAGACGACAGGCTCACACTCATAGTGGACATTCGCACGTGTACATGATCCGTGACGCGCGCGAAGGCGACATTCAAAACATCATCGATGGGATAAAGGATTTTGTGTCTTGGTCATCGTACAAAACGGACAGTGTCGACGCGGCCTACGTTGGGAAAACACTAGCCAACTTGATAGCACATGATGATGGCATTGTTGCTGTTATGGAAGACGACAAGGCCGCGTTTGCTGGTTGCTTTGTTGGCTTGGCGCATCAGCACCTCTTCTCTGGCGCTCGAATGCTTGGTGAGTTGTTTATCTACACAACAAAATCATCGCGCGGTCATGGCGGCAAGTTGCGCCGGTTCGCGGAGGAGTGGGCGCGTGAAAGCGACTGCAAGACATTCAACATTGCCTACCCGGTGAGCGAAAGCCATCTGGAGAAGGTCTATCGCCGTTGGGGGTTTACCCAAAGCGAAACACACTGGCGCAAGGAGCTAAACTAATGCCTGTAGGAACAACTGCGGCAATTATTGGAGCCGCCGTTATAGGTGCTGGCGCGTCGATCTATTCCAGTAATAAAGCGGCGGATGCCCAGAAGGAGGCCGCGCAGCAGTCGGGCCAAGTCCAAAAAGAGCAATACGAGCAGACACGCGCCGATTTATCGCCTTATCGAGACTTCGGCAACAAGAGTTCAAATTTCCTGAACGACGCCTACGGCTTCAACGGCCAGCAAGGTTACGACCGCACTACGCAGAACTTCCGCGCCGATCCAGGCTACGCATATGCGGTCAGCGAAGGACTGAAGGGCGTCGAGGGCAGCGCGGCAGCTAGGGGCGGCCTGTACTCCGGCGCGACCTTGAAGGCGCTACAGACACGCGGGCAGGGCATGGCGGACCAAGGCTACAACAACTGGCTTGGGCGGTATCAGTCGGGACAGGTCACCGGGCAGCAGGCTGCGGCTCAGACCGGCAGCTTCGGGCAGACCGCAGCACAAGGGCAGGCGCAGGCTTATACCAACGCGGGCAACGCTAGGGCGGCGGGCTACATCAACACAGGCAACTCCATCCAGGGCGGGCTAGGACAGGCCGCGAGCCTGTACGGTGCGTACCGGGGCGGCGCATTTAATAATTAAAGTCGTGATGCCGCGCGTGATGCGCAAGACATTTTAAACGGGACTCATTAACATGCCGGAAATTCAACAAGCTGATATCGTCGGCAACTATCTTTCCAGCTACTACGGCGCTCAGAAAAAGCAGCAGGACGCGCAACAGTTCCAGATGGAGCAACAGCGGGCGCAAAAGCAGGATGAGCGCCAAGATCAGCAATTCGGGCAGCAAATGGACCTTGGCAAGCTGCAGCTCGCCAAGCAACGCGGCGAGGCTGTTGCCAACATCATCGGCGGCGTTAGAGACGGCGACGCACAGGGCTTCGAGTCGGCAAAGCAGCGGGCCATACAAGAGCTGGGCTTGCCCGCTGAACAGGTATCGCGCCTGACAATTCAGGACTTGCCACGCCTCCGCGCTGAAAGCGGTCAGACCATGCAAGAGCTCGACCTGCAACTGAGGCGCGTGCAGATAGAGTCACAGAAGGCGAACACCAGGCAATCTGATGCGAGCGCGGCGGCAAGCTATGCGAATGCAGCCGACAGGAACAGTGGTGGCAGTGGTGGCAGTGGTGGCGGAGCGTTGACGCGCGCCGTTGAGGAAAGGTTGCAAATAGCATTGAAAAGTGGCCTTAACCCGAAATCGCCGGAGGGCAGGAAGTACATATTGACTAACCAACTGTCGACAACGACACCGGAAAAGGGTCAAATTGACGAAACCGACAACCTGGTTGTGCAAACCCAGAACGGATTGAGCCTTCTCAAACAGGCCATGAAGCTCAACCCACACGCGTATGGCGGGTTCGGCAGTGAAACGTTTGCTGATGTCACCGCGCAAATCGGTGACAAAAAAGCGATCAACACACGCGATTTAGTCAACATATTGCATTCTCAAATATTGCCTCAGCTTAAGGCCATTTTCGGCGGCCAGGTCACAAACGCCGAACGGGAAATGTTGGCTGAACTGCAGGGGTCGGCGAGCAAGACAGTGGAAGAGCGGCGGCGGATCCTTGAGCGGTCAATCGCGGCGGCAGAAGCAAGATTGCTTTTATACAAGACCAAACGCGAAAGGTTGCGCACAGGGGATTACTTTTCTCCGGACGTGGCGCAGCCGCAACAAGGCGCGCCGACTGCCCCGCCTGCCGCGCCTGCCGCGCCTTCCGCGCCGGTTACAGGACAGCCTCGACCACCGCCTCAACTACCGCCCGGCTTTGTATTGGTGGAGGAGCCATAGGGGATGCCAACAGCATTTAACGGTGAGACAGGCAAACTTCTTGTTCTCGACAAGAAGGGCCAATGGGCTGCGCCAAAGAGGGCAAAAAATCAAGAGTCGGGAGAGGAGATTTATCACGACGGCGAGGACTGGAAGCCCGTCCCCATGACCGATCTTCAGACTAGGAGAGGCGCTGCTGCGAATATCATACAGGGCCTCACGATTGGTGCGGGCGATGAAATCACGGCGGGGGTGGGATCGTTATTCGGCGAGGATTACGAAAAAAACCTCGCTATGTTTCGGGCGGACGAAGAGCGCTATCGGCAACAGGCCCCTGTCTATGCTGCCGGGCTTAATATAGCCGGAGCTATTCCAACCGCCATTGCTACAGGTGGCGGTGCCCTCACGCTTGGGGCCAAGGCCCTGCCAGCTGTTGGCAGAATTGCCAAGGCGGCGGTGGTAGGGTCGGGGACTGGGGCAATTGCCGGGTTTGCTTCCGGCGAAGACGGCTTTTACAACCGCGCAATGTCTGGCACAATAGGTGCCGTTATTGGTGGTACGCTTGGTGGTGGGCTTGGTGCGCTTGGTGAAGTGATTACCTACGTCAGCCCTGCCGTATATAGGTTGGCGCAATATTTCAGGTCCAATCAAAAGCTTGTTGACGAGTCTGGAGGCATCACTCCGCAAGGCGCCAAGTTCATCGCTGATTATGCCAAGAAGACAGGGTCTAACCCGGCAGAAATGTCCGCTGAACTGCAAAGCGCGTTGGCAAATCAGGCTCAGGCGGCGGGGACCACTAGAAGCGTAAACCCGGCGCAGGCGATGGCGATCGCAGAGGCCAAGACGCTCCCGGTCCCAGGGCACCTGACAGCGGGACAGCTTACGCTGGACCCTTACAAGCAGAAGTTCGAGTCGGGGGCGTTGCAGGGCCTCTATGGCCAGAAGGCTCAGGAACGCATGGCGAAAGCCTCCGATCTGCAGCATCAAACACTTGTCGGCAATCTTGCTCACTTCAGGGACAGGCTTGCCGGTGCACCATCGCAGTCCGAGCCCGGTAACCGCGGGCAAGCCGTGCTAAGCGTTCTTTCGGAAAGGCGTAATGTCGCGCATCAACAAGTAGATGATCTATACACCGCCGCCCGTCAGGGCCGCGACGCAGCCATAGAACCGCATGCATATCGCAAATACGTGCAAACCATTATAAATGACGTGGCAGAAAAATTCCACCATAAAAGCGCGCCAAAAGTATCAAGCATTCTGGCAGATCTTGTGAAGGATGCGGAACCCGAAGGTGAGGCAAGCACGCTCATCTCACATGTGTTCAGTGTTCGTC